ATGGGAGTGTTTGCGATGCCCGAACTGGGCTACTACAGTGCGTCTAATACGGAGCGGGTAAATGCTCGTTTTCTAGCAGACAGTTTCAAATATCAAAGACGGCTGGATGGTACTTACCAAGTAACAGCCGATTTTACAGAGGTGCTATAAAATGAAAACAATTACAAGTAACGTACGGGAAATGGATACGCTGGCTATACTACATTTATTCGAGTTTGATATGTTCGATTTTAACGGTGTTTTCACTGAGACATTACGAATAACAGACTGTGACGTATTTGTAAATGTAGGCGGGGTTGAGTATACACCTCTTGCTATAACTTTTGATAGTCTGCATGAAGATGCTTCAATGTCTACAAGCTCGGTAAGTCTCTCTATAGATAACATCTCAGGGGGTTTAACTACTCATGCTTTTAATAGCGAATGGAGAGGTAATAGGTGTAGCATTCAACGAGTGTTATATAAACCACCGTCCGAACAGATTGAACAGTCAGACGGGAGTGTCGAAACTTATGACTATGGTTATGCTTTACCTACGACAGATTACCCCCTACTGGACTTAGATGCGGGTATAGACAAGGACATTTATATACTGTTCGAGGGTATCATAGATACATTCTCAGCAACAGAGACTGCTATACAGGCAAATGTGAACAGTTTATTTATACACTGGAAACGGGCATACCCTAAACGCACCCTAAATCAAAATGAGTTTACGTCTGTCGTAGCCGCAATCAATGCTGATATATACTGGGGACGTCCTGATGATGTCTAACCGCCATAACTGCTTTACATATAGTTATGCCCTCTTAGTAAGAGCAGGGTATAAAATGCCCAAACAGTGGAGAGGTTACACAGCCACTAAGGAGTGCTTTTTATCCATAGTTGATAACGCACAGGAAATACTAGCTCGCGGAGAACACAAAGAATTCTTTTTAAGCTTTTGCGATCCCGTTAAAAAGGCACAGAAATACGATATAGTGCTAACGGATAACTCGGTGGGTGTAGCAATCAATCAGTTTAAATACACAACGCTCCGACTACGAGACGCTAGTACGTGTCTTGTCGATATAGACAAGAGTGAATTAATTTTAAGGGTGAGAAAAGATGTCTAAAGCAGTAAAAACAGTAGTAGCAGTAGTAGCAGGTGCTGCATTAATGATATTCGCTGCACCCGTAGCATTTCTATTAATAGCAAATACAGGTTTAGCGGCAATAGGTAGTGCTGCACTATTCACAGGTATGACTATGCTCGTGACAGCAGTAGGGGTCTCGATAATCGGCTCTGCTTTCATCGTCGAACCGCCCGATCAAGAATCGGCTGAATCTTATGCTGGTAGTAAACTAGCTACAATTATGAATAACACGAGTGCTGTCCCTGTACTGTTTGGTGAGAATAAAGTAGGGTCTGCTATTGTATTTCAGGATTCAGGTACCTACCCTCCACTGCTGGGTGACGGAGCTACTGAAGGTTATAACCGCCACTACTGGGCTATTCATATAATCGGGGAAGGTGAGGTAGACAGTTTTAAAGAGGTGTGGGCAGATAAAGAAGAAATGATGCTAAGCACAGTAGGGGGGACACCCGCAACACCCGCTTATGATAGCGAGTTTGGCTGTGAAGTCGGGAATTATGTACTAGGCGAATACGGCAGAACAATGAATGTTAGTACGTATACTACTTCAGGGGCAGACGGTATAGCTATTAGTGATGTACAGTGGACGGCATACGTAAACTACGGCGTAGCGTTAGTCCCTTATAATACCAAAATCAAAGGTAGCTTTTTAAGTGGGACGACAAGTACACAGTATGATAATGTGCGAATTCCTCCGAATGTTGCTTACATGACTGTTCATCAAGTGTATTATAAAGTCGACAACAAGCATACAGCCCTAACACCTGTACAGCCTGTAGTAAAAGGCATGCCGCTAAGACCTACTAACTCTTTAGGGTTTGGGGCTGCTGCATACTCAGATAATCCTGCGGATCAGGTAGCACATCTTCTGACTGACGGGCTGAGTATACCTGATGGAGATATTGATTTTGCTAGCTTTTATGTGGCACGGTCAAGGTGTATAGATTACGGGTACACATCGAACATTGTGTTTAACCAACGCCGAAACATACAGTCGGAGATTAGAGATATACTGGCAACGTGTAGGGGTCAAGTATCATACTCGCAAGGCAAATGGATCATGCACGTAGACACTAAGGATGAGGTAGTAGTAAAAACACTCACGGCTGATGACATACTCAGAGGATCATTAAGTATTAGCATGGTAGATTTTGGGTCTTTAGCAAATAAGATCACAACAAAATATATAAATCCAGCAGACGAATGGCTAAGTGCTGAAGTATATACTGAAGACAACACTTTAGATTTAATCGATGGTCAAGAGTTAGGCATTAATATAGATATTAAAGGGGTTACAAATTCAGTACAAGCGACGAAAATAGGACAAATAGCATTAAATACTATGCGCTATTCTGAGGATGCTAACGGTGACAGATTACAGCAAACTCCGCTGATGGTTACTTTTGGGACAACAGTTAGACACGCAGATTTAGAGGTCGGAGATGTTATAGCTATAGACCATGACCTACTACAACGAACACGCAAGTTTATACTGACAGGCATGAAGACGGATCAGTCGGGAGCTATGGAAGTGTCTGCACGCGAATATTGCGACACACATTATGTAGATAGTAACGGAAATGATATAATATAGGATATAATCAATAAATTAAGGAGTGTTACATGGCTATAGTAACAAGATTGGGGAAGGGTTCTGCCCTTACGCATAACGAACTGGATTCAAACTTTACTATGTTAGAAAACGGACACGCGGACACGGCGGATAATGCGACTAATGCTGATAAGTTATTTGGTAAAAGCGATTCGAAGGCTGGCGACAGATGGGGTGTTATACCTCACATTGGTACGGATGGTGTTATGGAAGTCGGAAAGTATCTTGATTTTCACCGAACCGACTCGGATACTACGGACTTTAACCCACGACTAGAAGCCTCAACGACAGGACTCCTCACAACTGGTAGTATCGCAGCTACTTCATTTATTGGAGATGGCTCACAGCTTACTGGTATTGATACATCTAGTGTTGATCTATCTCCCACACATCCGACACGTTATCATTATGATTTTGGTTATGATGGGGATGACATACGCTTTAAGGGTACAGGGTATGATATTGGTACGTATATGATAACGGTTAATTTATTATGGACGGTCGCTACTACTTATACTGGAAATCAACCAGTAGATGATGGTCAAGCCACGTTTACCATGCACGTGGATCAAACGGGTTCTATCGACGTCCTCGTACATCATACATCTTACATGCTCGTATCAACCCAACACACAGTTGCAAGCTTTATCAAAATAGCGTAGAAAGGACTACAATATGACACAAGACGAAATAATGAAGACAGTCCGTAACTATAGGGACAGAGAACTAAAAGAGACAGATTGGACTGCTGGAACAGATGTACCGCAGGCTATTAAGGATATATTTAATCCATATAGACAACTGATGAGAGACTTACCGAGTCAGGAAGGTGTAACTGAGCTTGTATTTATGCCTGAACGCCCTACACTAGGAGATATATAATGGCTGGCGTATACGATATAACAATAGATAAAAACTCATTCTTTGAGATAAGCTTTGAGCTTAAAGACGAGAACGGGGAGGCTTACGATTTACAGGGCTATACAGCTGAGTTCATCGCCCGAGAAACTAATAGTGTAGTGTCTGACGTAGTTTTCGTAGCTGATACGGTGCTACTAATAGACGGCACTGTACAGGTGAATGTCTTAGCTGCTACAACTAAAGGCATTACTGTTCGTGAAGGTTACTATAACATTGTAATAACAAGCAGTGCAGGGCAAAAGACTCGTGTAGTTGAGGGTGACATAAAACTTACAGGAACACTCGATGAACATTAAAACTATTGAAATCGTAACATCAGAAACTGTCACTGTTAAAGGTGTAGGTGTACAAGGTGCTAAAGGCGATCAAGGCGATCAGGCTGTATCTACAGATGCGGCACAACTTGCTGAACTTAACGCACAGACAGCTCAAGGCTTATCTGAAGTAGCTCAAGGCTTATCTGAAGATGCTCAAGGCTTATCTGAAGTAGCTAAGAATGAATCAGTAACAG